GTCCAGCATTCCCTATTCTACAACCTCAACCACGCTCCGCAGCGCCTCCAACCCATCGAGCAACCGGGCGACCCTTCCTCGATCAGCATCGACACGGGATTGCCGTTTGCCGATCAGATCGGAAACCAACTTTTGGGTCAGCTCAACGACGCTTTCAACCAACTCCGGACGCAACTGGGCCAGACTTATTCGCTTTCCGGGCTTTTCTGGACCGTCTGACATGTCGCTCAATCAACAGAACAGCTCTTCTCGCCTTGGACTCAACCTGGTCGAGCGTCTCAGGAATGAACGCACGGCCTTGGTTCAGAAAAAAGCGCCGAAACTCGACCCCGGGTACCCGTTCACGGTCATTCCGTTCGATCCCAAATTTTTTGGCATTCCCGCCCCGTTGGATGCCGGGGACGGTCAAAATTGATTCGGCACGATTTTTGACACTAGAAATGACATTATGGCGCTTTCGTTTTTTCTCATTGCCGACCTGACCAAACGCCAGCTTTCGACCAAGGTCGGCGGCACGCAATTTTCGTTCCCGGCCCTGACCGCCGGTGAGCAGGTCGAGATCGGGCTGAACTTTTCCCAGACCATCAACGGAACCGCGCAACAGGTCACCCCGAACATCCGTTCGATCCGGGCTTCCATCGGGCGTAGCGACGCACCTCCGACCGGCGGTGGCTTTGCCTTGTCCGTGGCCGGTCATGTCACGGCCTCGATTCCTTACGATGCGACGGCCTCGGATCTTCAGACTGCGATCAATGCGGTCCTGACGGGGGGTCTGTCCGTTTCGGTGGTTCATGACGGAACCTCCTTTGTCATCTCGTTTTCCGACGGGGGAGTTCATGCGGTGTCGGCCGTTCACAATGACCTCGACCCGATCTGCCTGGTTCGCATCCGCACGACCCAGCTTGCCGACGTGTTCCAGACCGAACTGACGATCGTCCAGGCACCCATCGCCTCCACCAACACCTATGCCAGTCTCGTTTCGCGCGAACCGTATGTCACCCTGATTCAGGAAGGGGGAGGGGAACTGAGGCCATGGCCGACGATTCAGACCCTGACGATTCCGCCGACATTCCAGGGAACCTATTGCCTGAGTTTCAACGGAAACCTGACCGAAAGCCTTTCCATTGCGGACGGAACCACGCAGATCCAGAACGCAATCAACAATTTATTCTCACAGGTCGGCCAAAGCGTGACGGTCAGCAATCCCCAGACCTCGGTGGCGCAGATCAGTTTCGACGGTTCGGCTTTCATCGGCTATGCGCAGCCGCTTCTTCAGGTGCAGATTCTGAGCGCCCCGGCCGGGATTCCTACCGTTTCGCTCGATCTGAACACAAGCGGCGCCTTTGAGGCGTTGCGCGAAGCGGACACCCTCAAGGGATTCTTCCTTGAAATCGTCGCGGAAATCGTCGACGACGGCGTCAACGCGTTGACCGCTTCCACATGGCAATCGGTCACCCTTTGCCGCGTGCCGGTCTCCATCCAGAGGCCGATCAACTGGCCCGGGCTGGAAGCCGCGACCCAGATCAACTGGATCCAACCCCCCGGACCGACCAGTTACATCCCCTACAACGCCTCCCAGGTCATCACCGGCCAGCAATTCTATTCGGCCGCGCTCGGTGACGGAACGTCCCTGAACTACACGGTGACCCACAATCTCGGAACCGAAAACGTGCACCTGACCGTCCGGGACAATTCGAGCGGTGCGATCCTGGTGAACGGCGTCGATTATCATGCGGCCGTTTCGACCGACACGGTGAACCTGCTTTTCCCTGCGGCGCTTTCCAATGCCCAGGTCGTCGCCGTCATTTCCACGGCGGGTCCGACTTCGGCCTTTGCCGCCGGTCTGACCATTTCCGAATCCCAGGTGATCGGGCTTTCCTCCCAACTGACGCAGCTCACCGGCACGGTTTCGACCCTTCAGTCAATTCTTCCGACATCCTCGGTCAACACCGGTGTCGGCGTGCAGGTCGGCTCAGAAGCCATCAGCTTCGCGCTGACCAAGGTTTCCGAAGTGATCGGATACTTGGGCAATGCGCAGCCCTCCGCCACGACCGGGTATCTGGCAAGTGCGCTTCCGAATCGTCCCGTCTCCTTGGCGGTTTCGGCGGCATTCGACCGGGAACTCTGGAGCGTTCCCATGAATTCCTCGATGCTGGCGCTCGGCCGCACCCTCTCGATCGATTGGGGGGTGAGCCTTCAGGCCCTTCGGGCAAATTGCGGCGTCAGTTACAACGTCGTCGTCGAGGTAGGAAATTACACGGAAAGCGGAAACCTTTCGGTGAGCTGGAACACGCAGTCACCCGTCTTTTCGCAGCCGGTCGTCATGACCGAGGATCTGATCACCCATTCATTCGGCATCGTGATCAGCCGACTCATGGTCAACACGACCGACACGTTGCATCTCGATCAACTCCTCTACGGAATCAAAACGGGAAACAACGCGGCGGCCCCGACCAACGGAAATTTCGCCATCCGTTGCCGCCTGACCGGACTGAGCACCGAGACCTTTCAGTCCGATCCTCGTGCCTGGATCTCCTACGGGCTGGTCCCAAGCCTGACGGCCACCAACGGCGCGACCGCAGCGCAGGCGACGATTCAATAAAAAGTTTACCGAATACGAAATGAACGTCGACATTTCCAAAGGTTATTATGTCAGCAAATACCCGGATTTTCCGGATCCTTCTATTGGTCGTGCAATATCGAGCAATGGAATCATTCCAAGTATTGAATTAAGTTCGTTTACCGGTCCAACCGGTGCAACGGTTTCTTATAATCCAGCTCCGCCCAACGGATTAATTTCCAATTTGCAAAATACGGGGGTTGTTAATTTTTCGCAACCTGGCTCGTATACGCTCAATTTTTTCCAACCGGCATTTGATTTAGTTTTTGAGTTTGAATCAATTTTTGCAGATGCCCCACCGGATTTCCGGACATTACACTACAATGCCCGGTCGGCATCTTATACAGTTAATGTTTTAAGTCCGCAAACGATTGCCGAATTTTCTGCAATCTCTTCCAAGACCCCGGGAGCCGCCCCTTTTTCAATTTCATCTCCTTCCTCCTCTTCGGGACTTCCGGTCACCGTTTCCGTCAAAAGCGGACCCGCCACTATCAGCGGAACTCCCGGAGGATCGTACACGGTCACCCTGACGGGACGTGGAACTGTTGTCCTTGAAGCACAGCAAGCAGGCAATTCCACCTATTTTTATGCCAAACCGGTCACCGTTTTATTTTCTGTGCAGCAATCTGCCGTTTCGGTTTCTCTGTCAGCTCTCAATGCAACCTATGATGGCAACCCGCATGCAGTCTCGGTCTCCGTATTTCCGGACAGTTTTACGCCGACCATTACTTACAACGGTTCGCAAACCGTTCCGACCAATGCAGGTCGCTATACCGTTTTGGCCATCGTTGACACTTTTGATTCTTACGGCGGCGATACTGGCGTCCTCTATATCAAGCCCGCTCCTGCTACGATCACGTTGTCCGGAACGACGGAAATCACTTATGACGGTGATCCGCATGTTCTGACAGCCAGCACGACTCCAACGGGTCTTCCTGTTCTCATTACCTACAACGGTTCCCCAACGCCTCCCACGACATCCGGCAGGTATTCTGTCCTGGCAACAATCACCGATCCCAATTATTCCGGAACCGCAAGGTCTGTTCTTAACATCGGAGGGGAACCTTTTTATTACAACAACGCGCTCGGAAACGGAAATCTCGGCGCCCTGGGCAATTATTGGTCGGACAGCGCCCACACCGTGGCGGCAACCTTGCTTCCAACGGCGAATGATTTCGTCTACATCGACGCCAGTTTTAACGCGCCCGGTGGAGCCATTCCCGTTGCATGGAAAAAAACCATTATTGGAAAATTTTCCAACAATCTGGAGGTGAGTTTTTATGAAACAGGAAACGCCGCCGGTGGTTCCCAAATCTTTGGGGATGTCGAGTTCTGGAACGGAGCTTACATTGCCGACAGTAACACCGGCAGTCCCGACCCGGGATTCACCGGCTCGGCCACGGTGAATTATCCCTGCCCCTGTCCGATGCCAAATCTTGCGGCGGTAGGAGGAATCTATTATGTCGGCTACCCGGTCGCGATCGGAAACCAAAACTTTCAGGTGCCCATGCAAACCCTTTGGATCGACGGTTCGTTCCATGGCACGGCAATTTGGTCGCAACAGGCCCCCAACGGATCGACCCAACCTTCCCTCTCCCTAGGAACCGTCAAGGAAGGGGATGATTTGTTGTTTCAAGTCTCGTTCCATTCCACGATCCCGGCGGCCAATGATCCCCAGATCACCACCATTTCCTGCAAATTCAAGGATGCCGTTTCCGGATCGGTGATCCTGCAGACATTCAATTTCATTCCTTTGATTTCCACCGAACTCGGAACCAATCCTCCGGGAATTTACACGGCAAACGGCTTTGCTTCCTACCTTTTCTACATGCCGGTTTCCAGTCAGGCCCTTCAATCCCTGTTGGGAAGTTTTGTTTCCGGCGTGAATTCCAGCGTCACGCTTCAGGGGGAGGTCGAATGGAGTGAAATCAACACGACCGGAGTCGGTCCCGATCTTCTGACGCAACGCTCGCAGAATTTCCCGCTGACCATCACCCGCAGTTTGACCCTCGGTTCCAACCTGACATGAACACGCTCAACACCCTTGGCATCGATGTGGTGACCCGGTCGGTTTCCGGAATTCCCGTTCCGAATGCCGGGACGGTCAATGCCGGTGCGCTGCCGAGTCTTGAAAAGATGGGAGATGACCTGATTCTTCAGGTGATTTTTCAAAACAACGGTCAAACCATCGACACAGGCCTCGATTCCTTTTCGATTCAATCGCTGCTCCTGACCATCAAAACGGCCGACACGGACGAAATCCTCCTTCAGTCGGATTCCTGGTCGGGTTCCGGATCTGTCTATTTCCTGCACGCCACGATTGCAGGTTCGGCGCTTTCCCAGGTTCTCGGCACCGGTTCGTCCATGAACCTGCTCGGGGAAATCCAATGGGTGCAAAACAATCCTTTCTACGGATCGCCCAACGGCAACATCGGACCGGCCACGCTTCGGACGAGTTCGCAGAATTTCGCCCTGACGGTCGGCGCTTCCCTCGGGTGATGCCCCGGGGTTGACATCATTGCCTTAACATGGCCATTTCGTTTTACGATGTTTCATCGGGTGGGTTCGCGGTGATTGCCGACCCAACCCATTCCTTTCAGCCCCCGTCCTATCATTCGTCGGTCATTAATCGTGACGGGTTCGGCAACGTCACTTCTGTGGTTTACAAGAACAGCGGGGGTTCAACCCTTTACACGGTCACGGTCACGAGGCCAGATTCCACGCACCTGTTGATTACCGACGGAACCAAGACGCTCACGGTCACCCTCAATGGCGCTGCGCAAGCCTCGTCATTGGTCTGGTCGTGATTTGACTTTTTGTATTTGTCATGAGCGATTTGCCGTCAGATGTCGTTGTGGCCATAGATCCGGAATCTTCGTCATTACAGATTTCCAATCCCTTCGACATTCCCGCCTACGACACTATGGTGGAATCACCCCAGGGGGCCTCGTCTAGCGGGGGAACAATAACATTTTACCAGAACGGGCCTTCTGGAAGCCAGGTTGCCCAACTGACGATTTCAACTTCGGGCGGGAATTTGACGATCCAGCGCACCATCTAATACCATGCCTCTCTCACTCAACCTTGGCACCCTTTCGCTCGGCCTCGATCAATCGGGTGGCGGCGGCATTTCCGACGCTCCTTTCAACGGTGATTTCTACCTGCGGCAAAACGGGTCATGGGTCACGCCGGTTTCCACCAATTCCTCGGCCCCGACGCTTTCCGGAACGGTCGCCGTCGGTTCTTCGATTTCCGTAAATGTCGGTTCGTGGACGGGATCGCCGACCGGCTATTCGTACCAATGGCAAAGCTCCCCCGACTCGACCACTTGGTCGGACATCGGGATGCAGACCTCCGATTCCTACACGATCCTGACTTCGGATTCTGGAAACTATTTCCGCTGCCAGGTCAAGGCAACCAATTTCTGGGGAAACTCGGATCCTGTGCCGACGGCTGCCTCTGGTCAGGTTCCCATCCTGACCCTTCTGAGCAATCTGGTGCTGGCCGCCGCCTTCAATGGCGACGCATCGGATTCTTCCGGAAACGGAAACGATTTTTCCATGACGGGATCGGTTCCTTTTGTTGCCGATCCCTCAGGATCCGGCAATCTCTGCGCTTACTTCGACGGTTCAAGCGACAACTATTTCACCTCGGGACTCTCCTTGACGGGTGCCTGGACGATCCGGTGCTTGTTCTGGACGGTCCCTTCCGGTGCCGCGTCGGCTGGGGCACCGATGCTTTGGGATCTTCTTTCGACGATCGCCCCTTCGGACAATTCCGGGACGATGACTTCTTTTTACCTCGAAGGGGGAACCAGCGGCCGCGTGATCGATTACGGCGGCAATAATGCCGGAAACTTTGGAGAAAACTCCATGAGCGCCGGTGATGGTGTCTGGAACGAAATCGTCGTCGTCAATGATCCCGTGGCCGGTCTTTCCGGATACCTCAACGGAAATCTGGCATTTTCTCCGGTCAATCCTAGCGACCGCCAGTTTCAATTCATCGTTTTCGGATGCGCGGCGTTTGGAAGCTGGAACCAGGCGCAGCGTGAAAGCTACGCCAAGAACTTCGATGTCTGGAACCGTGCCCTTTTGCCATCGGAAATCAACGCCATGGTCGGGCTTAACTTTTCAAGCTTCGGCACCACCTACTGATCCATGAGCAATCCAACCTTTTCAACCACACTCATCGACGCGGCCATCGACGCGGCATTTGAGTCCGCCCGATCGCTCGGTGACAAGGTCGCCCGCATCGCACCAGTTTCTTTGTCTTCCGCTGACGCGGGTTGCCTTACGGAAACCGTTCAAACCGACATTTACAAAGGCCCAAAAGGTTCGGGGTTCCAGATTGTCGGAAAAATCAGTTTTTCCAACGGCCTGACGCTGGTCCGCATCCGTCAATCCGGTCCCGAGGCCCATCGGGAAAAAGCATGGCCATCGGACATCAAGGCCGATCTTGCAGCATGGCCGCTGGCTTGCCTGATGGCGGCCGAATCGCATGTCGCTTCCGAAGGTTACACGGCGACCCGACTGGTGACCCTCCTCAATGCTTTCCTGAAAATACTCACTGCCGCCGGTGGCAATGTCTCCGCCTTGTCCGCGTCGCACCCCAGACTTTCGGCCGTCTATTCCTGGACGCAAACGGTTCAAGCCGCCGCCGCCTCGGGAAAAACCGTTTATCCCATGGCGCCCTTCACGTTTTCCGACGTGATTGCGGAACTCCACGTCTGATCATGACCGACGGGCAGAAAAGCGTGTTCGAGAACTTCACCCGGTGGGGAAGTTTCCTCACTCCGATCGGCATGGTTGTTCTCCTGGTCATGCAGGCTCAGTTTGTCAGCCGAAAGGAATTTGTCGACGCCACCGAAAAGACCGACAACCGCGTCCAAAAGGTGGAGATCGCTTTGGTGCAGCTTGTCGAACAGAACAAGGTCAACGACCGTCAGGATACTCAGATCGTCGACCATGAGCGCCGGATCCGTGATCTGGAGCATTTCCACCCCGTCGCCACGCATTGAAACCATGACGCCCCTGCAAAAGGAAATCTTTGTCGGTTGGGTTCTGGCGATCTTGTCGGGAATGCTCGCCGGTTTGATCTGTTTCGGGATCACCGGCTGCGCCCACAAACCCATGGCCGTTTCGGGTCAAAACACCCGGATCAGCAACGCGGCCGAAATCTCCGACCGGATCGATGCCAAGGCCGTGATCGTCCGTGAATGGATTGAAAAAAACTGACATGCGTTTCCTCATTCTTTTTTTGCTTTCGGTGTTCGGTTTTGAGTTTTCGTCGTTTGCCTCGGAAATTTCCAAAAGCGACATTTTGGCAACGATCCGCCACATGGAAGCCCTCGCCAAGGATCAGAAATCACAGCTCCTGGCGGCCCAATCCGATTTCCAAAAACAAGCGTTGGAACTGCAGGCCGCGCAGGCCGAGGCAAAGCTGATGGCGCGGCAGGCTTCCCTCTGGGAACACCGCACCGAGGTGATCGTCGAGATCGGTGCCTTTTTCTTTGCCGCATGGCTCGGAACCATCCTGTCGGGTCTGGTCCTCAAGAACCTTCCCTCCCTGGAGGGTTGGATGGCCACCGTGGTCGTCTATGCCCTGTCGTTTTTTTTGGGAATGTGGCTGCTCAATCATTTTCTCGACCTGATCGGTCAACTGATCCCGACAATTCCTTCCTGGGATCAGTCGGTCCGCTGGTTTCACACGCTCCATCCCAAGGATCTGGTGCGCTGATTGCCTGTCATGCGTGAACGATTCCTCTCCTGGCTTCGGTCGGTGATTCAGGAGGGAACGGCTGATTCAATGGCCAGACTGATTTTTTTCATGGTTGGGATCACCACTTGCCTGACGTTTCTGGCCGCCGTCATCTATAGCCTCTGGACGCATCGGAATACTCCGGAGCATGTGTATGATTTACCGCGTAATTTGAGCGACTCGATGAGGGATATATTTATCGCTGCCGGGGCAGGAAAGGTGGCGCAGCGGATCTGGGGGGAAAATGATCCTCCGTCTCCACCACCGGCTCCGGCAACGACATGAAAATCTCCGACATTTTAGTCGTCTGCAACATTTCGGCTTGTCCGGCGCGTTTTCGGCAAGCCATGTCGATTCTGCTGCCTCTGGAATGTGCTTTTGCATCCGATGGAGTGACAATCCGCACCGAAAATGTCGCCCACGACTCCGGGGGACGTACTTTTGCGGGACTCGATGAGGCATCTCATCCTGATTTCCCATACAATGACCCGACGCCTCAAGCGGTCGTGGCGGCCTATGAGTCGGAATGGAATCGTTTACGCGCTTGCGAGCTTCCCAATCCGGTCGGATCGGCGCTTTTCATTCAGGGTACAAATCAAGGTGATCAACGCTGTGTCGGGATGCTTCAGCAAGCCATCAATGACTTCAACCCGCCCTCCGGCAAGATTGAGGTCGACGGCCTGATCGGTGCGGCCACGGTCAGGGCTGCCTGGGCAATCTCCTCGCTGGATCTCTGTCGGGCATTTTTGGCCAAATCACGCGCCCGGTATGCCTATATCGTCATGAAAGCTCCGGGGGATGAAATTTTTGCACGCGACTGGATGAATCGCATTTCCGAGATCGAGAAATTCTACGAGCTACGCTTTGACAGCTCTTCCCTTGCGTGAACGCATTCTCCCCGGACGAGGACTGCAAGGAAATCTGGGGGGCTGCTTATCTGGCAGGCCGGGCAAAATATGATCAGGGTCAGAAAGAGCACAAGACGATGTTCCCCACCGGGGGCGCATCGTGGTACGCGGCCCAGATCAGGGAGGAAGCACTTGATACCATCTCCTACACGCACCATCTGTCCGAACGGATGAATTCCATCCGATCCCTTGCCAGGATGATGAAGGAAGATGACGGGATGACCCTTTCCATGGCCGCCACGATCCTTGAATACCTTGCCGGGGATCACCCGCCCAAACTTCTGCCGATTGCCCATCGGCACGACTGATCCATGGCTGCCATTGTTTCCAAATGGTCACGGTTCATGGCGATCGGGTGTTCTCATGGGAAACACATTTGCCCGGAAGCAAAAAAAGCCGTTTTGAATTTCAAGAAATCATGGATCCGTCCCGTCAAGGGATCCGGTGATCTTTGCATTCATTTGGGAGATGCCATTGATACGGCGGCGTTCCGTTCGGGTGCCCGTGGAATTGATGCGGACAGCGCGGAGCCGGTCGCTCCCGACATTGACGGCGGCCTTCAATTTCTTAAGGAGCTCCGTCCCGAAGTGTATCTTTGCGGAAACCATGAGGCACGTCTCTGGCATCTTCAGTGCTCGCCGAATGCGGTCATAGCCTACGCAAGCAACCGGGCCATCCAGCACATCGAGGACGGCTGCGCCAAGATCGGAACCCGGATCATCCCGTACGACGGGATCTACCAGCAATATCGCCGCGCCGACCTGACTTTTACCCACGGGACATTTTACAACGAGATGGCGGCCCGCGACATGGCCGAGGCCTATGGTGACAAGGTCATCTTTGCCCATACCCACCGGGCAATGCAGGCCCCAGGCCGCACCATGAAAGCTTCGCAGGGATATTGCGTCGGGACGCTGACCCGAAAACGGGAAATGACTTACGCTTCCAACAGAAGGGCGACGATGGGATGGGGGATGGGGATTGTTGCCGGTGAATTCCGAGAAGGATCAAAACCCGCTTCCCAAGTCTGGCTGTTCACCGGTCCGTCTGAAAATGAAGACCACGGGTGGCGGCTTCCCTTTTAAACAACGCCATTATTCTGAATGAAAAAGAAAACCGCTCCTCGAGGTGCCAATCATTGGATTGATATGATTGTTTGCGCTTCTGGACTAGAAGATAAAATTCCGGAAGGTTGGGTAACCATTGAAGAATTTGCAGCTGCAAAATCAATTCCGCCTCGGACCGCGGAAGGGATCATGAAACGGGAAATGAAAGCGGGCAATGTCCAGAGAAAGCAATTTCGTAGGATCTGCGGTTCAAAAACCATTCAGGTTTGGCATTACAACTCCGCCGATGCCTAGAACTGCAAAATCCCCACTTCCCCGGATTGATTTTTCGCTGGATCTCGCAGTACGCATCGAGGGGATCAAACTTCCTTTCCGGTTACGGACGCGCAAAGACCATGACCAACTCATGTGCCGACTTGATCAGTTCTGGAAACTGGTAAAAGAGAAAATCCATGAAGTTGCCGAAGAGGATTAAAATCATCGACCGTAAGTTGGGCAAGGAGGCGGCCTACGGCATGGCACATTACCCTGACACCGTGGAGATCGATCCGCGGCAGCATTCCCGAGAACGGCTCGATACGATTTTGCACGAAGGGATTCACCTGATCCTGCCGGAGGCCAGTGAAGAACAGACTATCGAATTTGCAAACCTCCTGAGCGACCTGCTTTGGCGCGACCGGTGGCGCCGGATCGATAAGTGATTAGAATCCGCTGGTGGCGGCTGGGGTGGGAGCCGGTCGTGTTTCTCCCCGGGCAACCTTTTCCTGTTTGGAACGATTCACGTAATCGTCCGACATGATGACCAGGGATTTGTCCTTGGTATCGTAACAGGCGGCCAAAGCTCCGAATGCCGTCATAAAGAGACATTTGTTTGGCTCGATGTGGTTGGAATACTTCATGCCGTTGAAATTCGCAATCAGGAGTGATTCCAATTCTTCCGGGGTGAAATCTTGGATAGGGCAGGAGGGATCCTTGATGATGGTGAGGAAATCGGTTTTTCCATTGTAGAAATGGACTTTGATGTCGAAATCACCCTTTTTGAAAATTGTACCGTTGACACCTTCTTTGACGACGGGTCCATACCTGGCGACACTCTCTTCAAGGGTTTCGCCGATCCGGGCATGGCAATTCAGGGACAATGCCAGGAAAAAAAGAGCAATCGTGGTTTTCATTATTGATCTTTTGTTCTACAAACGCCCACCGTCCGGAAAGGATAAAATCACGCAGCGTTGCGTTTTGTCGGACTTTTTCCGTTTCCGTTGGTTTCCGGTTGCTGGAAATAAACCTGATGAATGGCTTCACGAGCCAAATCACTAAGTTTGGTTCCTGGTCCCCGTTGGGAGGCCAAAACGCTTAAATGGTTTTTCATCCGTTTGCTGATCCTTACTCGGATGTTTTCCGTGAGTTTTTCTTTATCCGTCATGGGACCAATGTACCACAATGTAGCCAGATCAATGAGAAAAATCGTCTAAGCAAGTTAATTATATTGACGCATTGGGTCTCAATGTGGGACAAACGGCCAGATGAACGGAACGACACTTGATTCAAAAATTAACGTGCGCCTCGCAAAACCAGTTGTCATGCACCTCCGCAAGCTTGCCGACGCGGAAGATCTGAAGGTTGCGGATCTGGTCCGCAAGGCGATCAAGAAAACCTACGGAGCACCGAAAAAATAATTTTGCGATGATTTCCCTCCTCAACAAATCCCAACTGGCGGCACAGATGGGACGGGATCCGACCTACGTTTCGGCGATGTGCCGGATGGGGTATGCGATGCAGTACGGGACCAAGACGACGCTTCGCCACGCCCTCAACTGGCTCAATGCAAATCCCGATTTCAGGGTTTCCTCGGCTTACCCTTCGATGCTCCCGCCCCGAGTGCGGCAAGGCAGGCGTCCAGGTCTGATGTTTTCAGCCGTTGATAAATCGCGTGAACCTGCTCCGTCGCATGACCGATAAACCTCATCGCCTGCTGTTCATTGACGTTGCCGCTGCGGGCCATGCGGGTGATCACCGTGACGCGGGTGGAATGAAAGGTGAGGTGGTCGAGACCCATCGAGTCGAAGACCCGGCTCCAATCGCGGGAGGCATTTCGGGAAAATTCCCAAGTCACGGGGCGTTTTTTCCGTTTCATTTTCGAGATCAGTGGAATGAGTGCTGGGTGCAGACGGGTCGTGTGACGGCGGCCTCCCTTGAGCGTGAAGGTAATGAGTTGGCGCTTGGTATCGATATCGCTCAAGGGAAGTGCCGTCTCTGCCAACCGGCATCCTTGGTTCCAGGCAATGTGCCAGCTCGCGGCCATCCATTCCGGAAGGTGGGGAAGCGCGGCCTCGATGATTTTGGCCTCGGCTTGAGTGATTTCCGGTTTTTCAGCCGGGGCTTCCTTTTTGAGTCCGAGCTTTGCCGCGGGATTGACGGTGATCAGGTTTCTGTTGATTGCCTCGTTGAGGATCAGTCGCAGGATGACGAGGTCATGGATGGCGGTATTGGCGGCGGCCTTGAGCTTTCTGGCATCAAAATAGGCGAAACAATGGGCTCGCTGGATCTGATCGGCGAAGGTGATGCGCTGCGATTTGAAGAAAACGAGCAGGTGCTTCCATGCCAGGGAATAACTTTCCAGGGTGTGCGGTTGCTTGGAAAAGCGGGTGTCGATCCATCGCTGAACCCACGCCTCGAGCTCCTGATCGTTGGAACTTCTGACAGGGGACTTCATCTCTTCCATTTCACGTTTTGCCCGGAGCTGGCGGGCCATGCGTGTCTCCTGAACGGAATCCATCCGCCAGCGGGTCGATTCCTGACGCCGTCTTCCATTTGCGTCGATGTATTCAATCCACCAGTAGGGGGATCTCGTCCTGGAATAAAGGCTGGCCATTTTTCGAGTGTAGGGAGTGTAGGGAAAAGTAACAGAAAAACCAAAAACCCAAGTGTAATGAACAGAGAAAACCAAAATGCTGGACAGAGAAGGCCTCATTCATGGTTCGAATCCATGCGGGGCAGCCACTACTCTAACAGAGTAGAATCGGACATATCGAAAGAGTGTAGGGCAGAGTGTAGGGAATCTTACGCGGGAGGTCTGAAATGATCACCTTGTCCCTGACGGTTCTAGGGCTGGTCCTTTGGACAGGCCGAACTGAGTTTTCGGAGATTTTGGCCTGCCTGATGGCAAAAATCTGGGGAAATCGATGAGCACGGATCCCTGCCTCGATGCTGGCCTTGATTACATCGCAAAGCTGACGCCCTGGTACGTGCGTTTTTTCCGATGGATCAGGGGTACGAAAAAGATCGTGGTCACTTGCCCGCGGTACAAGTCCACCGTTTATCCCGGCACCCATGAATGACACGACCCGTTTTTATGTGGGACTTGCTGCGGTGACGATTTTAGCCGTTGGCTGGCAATTCATCCGAAAGGGAGGTGGCCGATGAGCGCTAACATCGGAATCTGCACGATGACCGGATGTGTCGCTCCGGCTGAATGGGTGCATGGGGCTCCGATCGCTGGTGAGCAGGGTGAGGTGTTTCCTTGGCATCTTTGTCAGGAGTGCCATGAGTCGACCCAGATGGCGGAGCTGGCGCTGCTGGAATCTGGGATTGCCTATCCGGAGGATGAGCTATGGGTCCTCGAGGCCTGCCGCACTCGGATGGATCAACTCAAGAAATTGGAGGGATTAAAAAAATCATGATTTCCTCGACGCCTCAGGAAGCATTTCGCGCCTATGCAAACGATGTGGCTGAATCGGCCTACACGCCGGACTATGCTGCGGAGATCGATGATGAGGCGTCGATCATGGCGGAATCGTTTTTTTGGTACGCCCAGAACAAGATTCCTGTCGGCAAATTATCAATCCCTTGGAATGAGATGAAGGATTTCATCGAGGTGGCGGGAGAGTGGGGGATCGAGGTGCGAAATCAGGAACGGGAAAATCTGGCAGGAAAATCGTGGGAGATGCTTGGTCGGGTGATCGGGCTTCTCCTCGGGGCAAAGAATCTGGCGGCTCAGGTTCACGCATTGGCCTTTGCAGCCGGTCTCGATCAGCTCAACGGGAAGCGGTCTCAGGCCGAGATCGCCAGGGAGCTCGGATGTACCAGGGCGCTGATTTCTCATTACACCGTCGGCTGGGCGGATGTGCTGGGGATCTCGATCACTAAGTTCAGGAAGTCGGAATCCAGCCGAGAAACGTATAAGTCGGTTCAACTCAAACGAAAAAACTAATATGTCCAATGAATTAACTCCGGCGGGGTATTTCCGCCCAGATGGTCTTGTCCTGCCCGAGGTGCTTTCGGGTCAGGAGTTCTTCGATGTCGGTTACCGAATCAAGGTAGCCAAGAAGTGTGCGTCGATCTGGATGCGCCAATGGCGTGAGTATGGATCGAATAGCTATGGTGAGGATTTCGTAGCTGATACGGAGAAGCAGATCGATCAGCAGTTGACCCTCGAACTTGGATTGCCTGAGCAGGAAAAGACGAAGCTCAATGAGGGCCTTGGCAAGGGGACTGCCATTGTAACGATCGAGGGGATCCGGCAGTCATTCGACCTATGGCGCCGCAAGGTGGCAGTCGATCGCTGGAAGTCGGACGACCGCAAGAAGGCCGCCGAGCTCCTGCGCCCGATGGTGGAGTTCTATGATTTCCTACTTAGCCAGGAGCAATCTAAATAATGGACTCCGGGGTGATGGATCTTGTCGATGAGATCGAGGCGCTGCGCGCTGAAATCAAGCGGATCAGGTCGGCGATCTCACGGGTCTTTGCGGCTTCGGAGGATCAGTCGCTTTCCAAGGCCCTCCGCAAGCTTCAGATCGAAGTGGAGCGATTTGCCCCCTCGATGGGGATCGATGCAAGGAGGCGGAAATGAACTTTGTCGGCGTTGAGAATGCTTGGCTCGAGCTGGAGAAGTCGATCCTTCTTCAGGCCATCGAGGATTATGTGCATCTCAAAGAAAAGGGTGTGATTTATAATTGCGATAAGGTCAATGAATGTAAGTTCTCAAGGTACGGAAATTCCAAACACGGCGTCACGAGGCATCCTTTAAATTTTCATACCTCGAAGGATGTTTACGATTTGATCTGGTTCCTGAAGTCATCCTGGCTTGAGTTTTTTTGCATGGCCATCGGTCACAGGGCCTGTCGGATCCGCAAGAGGATTGGATTAGTTTCTGGCACCGGTGAGCTGCTGACGGCGGCCGATTTGGATTACTGGCATCGGTGTGCCACCCAAAAAAAGAGATTTTAAGCTAATAATTTTATGAAGAAATCAGTTCCTGAGCTGAAGGCTCTGATGGATCTCCATGCCACGGCGCGACGCCTGGGCATCGCGGAATGGCCGAACAAGACGGGGTCATTTTCCTCGCCGCTGCGTCCCGACTCATCGGAGTCTTTTTCCATTTTTGAAAGAAGCGGTGAATTGAAATGGAAGGATCATTCTCCATCAGGTGATGGGGGTGGGGATCAGATCGATCTGATCATGACTTATCTGAATTGTGACAAGAAGGCTGCCATCCAGTGGATGAAAAAGGAGCTCGGGATCGAGGATGAAGCACGGAGCTACAAGAAGGCAGATGGGAATTATCGTCCGCGCGATCTGGTGGCGACCTATGATTACCGATCGGCCGATGGTACTTTGCTCCATCAGACGTTGCGCTTCCGATACCAGGACACGGGGGAAAAGACATTTTGCCAGCGTAGGCCTGCCAAGCAGGGGGAGAAGTCTGGCAAGTATGAGGCACGTATCGACAATCGGACGGGACAGTGGTGGATTTGGTCTCTTTATGGGATCGAGCCGGTCCTGTATCATCTCCCAGAGATGGCTGCGCGGCCGGAGGATGAGGTGTGGCTCTTTGAAGGGGAGAAGGATGCCAACAATGCGACCAATCTTGGTCTGCTATCGACTACTTCGCCCATGGGCGCCGGTAAGTGGCGGTCGTCGTTTTCGGAGTCACTCCGCGGGCGCAATGTGACGATTTGCCCGGATCGGGATGATCCTGGTCTGACCCATGCGATCATGGTCGCCAGGGCGCTGAAGGAAGTGGGCTCATCGATATCGATCGTGGAGTGGAAGGATCTCTGGCCGGATGCTCCCGCGGGAAAACTGGATTTTACGGATTGGGCGGAAAATTATCTCAAAAACGGCAAGGAGGTGGCGGCATGAGTGATTCAAAAGCTGAAATGATTTCGGCCCTCAAGAAGGCTCGGCGGGATGCTGACTCATGGATTGCTTCGATCAATCCTGATCTTAAGTCAACGGTGGCGGCCCCGGTGACGGGATTGCCTGATCTTTACCTTCCCGGGAGTGGGATTTCGGTTTCGCAGTTTGCGCTCGAGCTGGCGCAGAAGCTGAAGGAAGCGCCGATCTTTGTCAGGGATGGCATCGTGCTTTACATCTCGACGGCGATGAAGCTTGAGACAATGACTCCGGAGTCCTTTTGCACGTGGATCGAGGATTATGTGCGGTTGATCAAGATGTCAGGGGTGGGGGAGAAGCGTTTCCCTGAGACGGCCACGATGACGGCTGCCGGGGCGTCTTTGGTTCTGAACTCTCCGCAGTTCATCCGATCGCTGCGAGTGATCCGGCGCGTGAACCAGGTGCGCCAGCCGGTGATCCGTAAGTGTGGGAAGATGGAGCTCCTTCCGAAGGGATATGATGCGGAAGCGAGTACCTGGACGATCGGTTCGGTGGATTTTGATGGGAATCTGTCGCTGGATGATGCTGTTTCTCTTTTGGAATCCGTGATCAAGGAATTCCCGTGGCCACGCGAGGAGACGCTGAAGGCTAAGTCGATTGCCATCACTTCGATGCTGGCGGTCTTTGGCGATATGTTGCTCGAGCCTGCTCACCAGCGGCCGGTGTGGATCTTTAACGCGAATCGTGAGGGATCCGGAAAGACAACGCTGATGCGTCTGGCTATCTGTCCTTCCTTTGGGTCCGCGGTCATTGGGCCGCCACCGAATGCAAACTCACCAGATGCCCTAAGTAAGTTGCTGGCTTCTGCTGCGCTAGGCGGGATGCCGTACCTGTGTTTTGATAATTGGTCGGGAGTTGTCGGGAACTCGGCATTGGAGGCATTCATTACTTCTTCGACGTACTCTGATCGTGTCCTGGGTGTTTCAAAGATGTTCTCCGTGGAGAAGCAGTGCATGGTGTTGATTACTGGAAATCATGCCCGCGTTTCTCCTGATATGCGCCGTCGGTCGTTGATTGTTGATCTGGAGATGATCGAGGCCTGTGCCGAAGAGCGTGTCATTGACAATCCCATGGGGGAGCCGGAGATCCTTGCGATGCGTCCCAAGCTTCTTGCTGCTCTCTGGGCGATCATCCGTGAATGGAATGCTGCCGGGCGGCCTGAAGGTAAGGTACGGCATTCCAGTTTTCAGAAATGGGGTCACCTTTTCGGTGGTATTGCTGAATGTTTAGGAATTCCAAATCCTGTATCCGCTCCTGCCAAAGCTGCTGACGATACGCTTAGGGACTTCACCGCAATGGTGAATGAGGCGATCCAAGAGGCATTCGATGTTACAGGTCGTCACTTTACCTCTGCCGATCTGATGGAATATGCCAGGGAACGGGGATTGTTCTCCTGGGTGCTGGATCCTGAACCGGATGACTCGGCGCGTGACCATGCTTCGATCAAAAGGAAGGAACGATCATCCTTTGGTAAAATATGCTCGAGGTTCGATGGTTCGAGGTTTGGTGACATTGAGTTCAAGCGTGCCGGGGATGGACGCAGCGGTGCCAACCGTGCCGTTGCCCGGCAGTTTGTGATTCGTCGAGTTACCACATGATGACCATGTCCGCTTTGGATCCCACTCCCTTTCAGTCTGTTGCGTTAATTACGGACATGGTGGACATGGTCGCTCTTAGCTGGGCTTCTTTGGGATTAAAACTCTTCCTGCGGGTGCAGGCGGGCGTGTGCGCGCCTGCGAGGATACAGGTATACCATGTCCACCATGTCCGACCTTTTGCAAAAGGGAGTGTTTTCAATAGTTTACAAATGGACATGGTCAGAAACGTGACCATATCCGACCATGTCCACCATGTCCGAATATGGTATGCCCCCCGGTAAGGAATCTTTTTACGATTTGAATACCGTACAGCAGTGGCCGCTCGCGAGATTTTGATGAGCATTCGCTGGCGAAAGGTGACGAACCAATCTGTTCGCCTTATTCGCTCACCATTCGTTTGACACGAAATCGCATCGCTATGGAACGAACACGTGCTTCGCGTACAGAATCCTCACTTATCGCCGAACTGGCATCGGCTTCCAACGTTTCGCTACGTGCCGTCCAACTATGGAGGAAAAAAGGGGATCCAAGGTGGACTGAATTTCTCCGGCGCCGAGCCCAGGAGAACCAGATCAGCTTCGCAGCCATCACTCCGGAAGGCGAACGTCTGACCCCGGATCAGGAGCTGGCCGTTGCAGAACGGAGATTTGCCGCGCTTTCTAGGATGTGCGATCAGCAACAGGCAAACGGCAATTGGTCCACCTTGGGCCAGATGACCAAACAATCCATAGAAGCATCCAAGCTGCTTCAGATTCTTCGTGAAAATCACAAGAAGAACGGCGAGCTCGAGGGCCGGTACATCGATGTCGAAAAAGTCCGGTACTGGATTTTCCCTCACCTGACCATGATGAAGAACCGTCTTGAGATTTTGCCCGAAGCTATCGCGGCCCGAGTGCCTGGTGCTGATGTTGCCGGGATCGTGCGTGCCGAAGTTGATTCGATTCTTCGGGAATTGGCTTCCGCTGGTGAATGTGCTCCGTGGTCGTCAAAAACCATCAATCAGCAGTAAGGCGGCGCCATGACGATGCTCGAAACATTGGAAAAAGACCGGCAAGCGCTTTTTGCGCCCAGAATCCGCCCTAATCCGCTTGAATGGGCCGAACGCGAGATTGTCATTGATCCGAGGTTCTCCCCGCGTCCTGGGCGATTCTCGTGCGATTTTACCCCATACCTGAAACAGCTGCACCTGTGGTTTGGCGATCGAAACATCCGGCAGCTTACTTTTGTGAAGTCAGCGCAGATCGGCGGCACCACCCTGATGGCAAATCTGATCCAATACGCCGTTGCCGAAGAACCTGGTCCGATCCTTTATGTCACTTCCACGGCCGACAATGCAAAATCATGGAGCGAAAGGGAACTGCTTCCGAGGATGAAAGCTTGTGCTGCTATTCAAAAACTCATGCCTGACGACCCGGATGATTTGAAAAAATCAGAGTATGGATTCAAGAACTGCACGGTCAAACTGGTTGGTTCTATGTCCGCAAACCAATTGGCTAGTAGGCCTATCCGGTATCTTTTCGCTGATGAATGTGACAAATGGCCCGACGCCACCGCCACCGAAGCGCCTTCCCTCGAGCTTGCCATGGCCCGAACAAATTTTTACCGGACCATTTGCAAGCGCGTCCTGGCATCGACTCCCACCGTCGAGACCGGTGCGATCTGGGCTCAGTTTCTCCAGGGCAGCCAGCACCGTTATCATGTCAGTTGTCCGGCCTGCGGGCATCTCCAGCATTTGCGTTTCGGGCAAATCACCTGGTCGCCCGATTTACGCGGCATGGATGGCATTTGGGATCTCGATGCCGTGAGCGAATCAGCGGTCTATCTTTGCGAGCAGTGCGGCGATCCGTGGCATCAGGATCTCCAGCGGGAATTGGTGGCCGGAGGAACATGGGTCGCCGGTAATCTCCACGCGCCGTCCGATCACATCAGTTGCCATATCAGCGCCTTGTATTCACCGACCATGACCTGGGGGGAACTGGCCAAGCTTTTCCTCCAAAAGTCCGGCACCCCGGGAGGGTTGCACGATTTCCGCAATACTTACGAAGGGCTACCGTTCGAAGCCCGCGCCGCAAATATCAAAGACGACAGCCTCCTCGAGCTCCGTTCCGATTACCGGCAGCGACAGATTCCCGAGGCGACCATCCTCAATGGCGCGCCTCCTTTTCTGACCCTTGCAGCCGACCCGGGCGAAAAACGGACGCACTGGTCCGTCGAGGCCCGCACCGTCACCGGCGAAAGTTGGGTCATCGATTGGGGCGAAGTGGAGAACATCGAGGATCTTTCCAGCGAGGCATTCCTAGCGGCACGCACGTATCAGTTGCCCGACGGGACAAGCGTGCAGCCGCGCACCGGATTGTGCGATTCGGGATTTTTGGCCGAACGGGTCTACACCATGTGCGCCCGATCGCAGGGACTCTGGTGGCCGAGCAAGGGAGGGGAGGGGAATTACAAATCTTTCGCCGCATCCGCGATGCCCGGCCTCGGAACGATCCTTTACACCTATTCCGATTTCATTTGGAAGACCCACCTCTACCTCGATCGCATCCAAAAACGCCTCCCGCCCTTGTTGCATTTCCCCATGGATGTCTCGCGGGATTTCATCGCCGGACATAGCGGCCAGGTGCTTTTGGAAAACCGATCCAGCCGCTCCAATCCCTGGACCTGGAAAAACATTCGATCCGATCATTACGGCGACTGTACAAAGCTTCACTGCGTCGGATGGGCGATCGCCCGGGAATCCTTGTAACCGCGATTTTGACAGGGGGTTGATTCCATGGCCTCCACTGGTCCCTACAATCCTTTCAAATCTGCCGGAATCAAAAAATATCTCCGCCGCGTTTACACCCAGACGCAGTTGCAGACCTTGGCCGATTCCTTGGTGAGTCAGGCCCAGGAGGAAGTCGTCATCATCTCCACGGCAGCCGACGGTGGCAGCGCCTCGGGTGAGATCTCCATGCCTGCGGGGGAATTGTTGCTTGTAGTCGAGGAAATCCTCCAGGATCTCGGCGTCTATCCCGTCAATGCCGATGGATCGATCGTGGCGCGTCAGCTTTGCACCCGTCCGGATTTCAGCCGGACATGGAGCACGACTTGATTTTTTAACGTTTTCATTTTTTGACAGAGATCGGTTGTCATGGCCGTAATCAAAAAATCAAATCACGGAGGCCGCCGCCAAGGAGCGGGCCGCCCACGGAAATCAACCGCAGAATCAACCGCCTCCACCGGAATGGCCTCCAAGGATGGCCAAAAAACCGATTTCGCCGCCTATGAGGGCGCATGGAGATTTAATCCGCAACGCGCTTGGGTCTATACCCCCACCCTCGACGCCACCAAAGACCTGACCAGCGGATCCCGTGAGGAATTAATCCGCAAAGCATGGTGGCTTACCAATAATACCATGGCCGGTGGAGCGATCGACAAGATCGCCCGCCTTGTCGGTCCCCTCATGCCGCAGGCCCGCACCAGCGATCAGGATTGGAACGAAATGGCCGAACACGCGTTCCTCGATGCCACGCACTGGGCCGAGGGGGTCGATGCCGCCGCCACCACGAATTTTTTCCAGACCCAGACACTGCTCGTGCGCCAGATGGCCATCGCAGGTGATGTCTTTTGGCAGCGCCTCACGGCTGGCAACGGCCGCGCGATGTACCGCCTCATCCCCGGGGAGAATGTCGGATCGCGTGTCGGCGATGAGGCCGACGGGTTCCGCGACGGCGTCCTGATCAACAAGTTCGGCCGCGCTTTGAAATACCGCGTCCTTCGATCACCCGCTTCCCAGGACTACACCGATGTCTCGGCCAGCGACATGAACCATGTTCGCCGCGCCTATCGCATCGGCTATACCAGGGCCCCGTCCTGGTTGGCCCGCGCCGCAAACCATTTGCAGGATCTCAGCGAATTCATCGGGTATGAGAAAATGAGCGCCAAGCTTGGAGCGTCCATGGCGTTTGTGATCGAGAGCCCCGAGGCCGGTCAAGTCGGATTCGGATCGCAGCTGGTGCGCGGTCAATCCACCAGTTCGACCAGCAATATCACCGTCGACGCCATGATGAACGGCTCGGTGATCCCGCAGCTCAAACCAGGGGAAAAGCTCGCCAGCTTTAACAATCTGCACCCGAGTCAGAACTTCGACAAATTCGTCGAATACTTGCAGCGGGACGTGGCCACCTCGTTGGGCGTGTCGCCCGAGTTTTTGTTCGACATGACTCCGGCCGGTGGCGCATCGGTGCGTTGGGTGCTTGAGGAAGCCAGTGTCTTCATCCGGGAAGTCCAACACATCATCAAGCATTCCTTTGCGCAGCCGTTTTGGAAATTCTGGATTTTTAGCGAGATCGAGGCGGGGCGCTTGCCGATGCCCAAGGACGAGCAATGGTGGAAATGCGAATTCACGCCACCGGCGGACCTGAGTGTTGATTTTTCCAAAGACGGCCGACTCATGAGCGATCTTCTGCTTCGAGGTCAATTATCGCCCCAACGGTATTACGCGCTTCAGGGACTCTCTGCCGACAAGCAAGAGGAGGACATTATCCGTTTTGCGGCGCGGCGGAAGAAACTTGTACAGAAGATCGCCCAGGAGGAAGGGGTCGATCTCAATGTTTCCGAAGTTTTCCCGCCTGCGCCCGGCACGCCGATCGGCATCGGATACACCTACGAGGGCGAACCCGGGGAGGAAGAGGAAAAATCCGAAGGGCATTTGACACCCGCAAAATCAAACAAATGAGCAAGCTCACCCTTTTCGCCGTCGCCAATGGATCCAACGTGGATCATGAAAACGGCATTCTTCGCGGGGCCAGCATTATTTCCAAGGGACCCGCCAAGGGTCACACCGTGCTGGGCGAACAACTCATGGTCGATGACAAAACACTCGACCAGGTCAACGCCGAGGCTCAATCCTTTGCCGACGGCATCCCCGTCAACTTCGACCACGGCACCGGCATCAGCGATCTGGTCGGATCGATCCGCAATGTTTCCCGCTCCGGCGACAAGGTGCGCGGAGACCTGCACCTGCTCAAGAGCCATGAATCCTTTGATTCCATCATCGAAATGGCCGAAACCATGCCGAGCAACTTCGGATTGAGCATTTCGTTTCAGAACGACCCCGAACCCGTTTACGGCCATGACATTGCTACCGACGAGGATGAGGACGGTGACGGCCAGATGGATGTCGGCCCCTCCGGCACCATTATCGGCGAGGACAACGTGCCCGATGATCGAGTCACCGGCAACGACATCGTCGCCTATGCCGCCCGGATTGTTCCCGGACAACTTTACGGAGCCGACCTGGTGAAGAACCCGGCGACCAACATGGCGCTCTTCAGCGCCCAGGCCATTGAAGCCGAAATCATTATGAGCGAAAAAGCCATCACCGAGGAAGCCAAGAAGGTCGAAGAGGCCATCGTTGGGGAAATCAAGCACATTGCCGAGGAAATCGCCGAGGCCGTCGAAGGAGGCAAACAGGATCCTGAAGTTCCTGCCGCCGAGCCCGTCAAGGAAGAGTCTGCACCAATCACCCCCGCGCCGGTGGAAAACCTTGCCGCCATTCAGGCCGACGAGGTCGTGACCAAGCTTTCCGCCATCAACACCCAGTTTGAAAGCACCCGCCTCAAGCTTGACGCCGCCCGCAACGAAATCACCGATCTCTCGGCCAAGATCGCGGCCAAGGATGCGGAGCTTTCCCACCTGAGGATCGTCCACTTGGCGGCCAAGCGTGCCCTGGGCCTTGCCCCTGCGGAAATCGTTCCGGAGCTCGAGGAAGCATCCGTCCCATCCCTTTTCGAACAGTACGAAGCACTTCCCAAGGGAAGCGCCGAGCGCATCAAGTTTTTCGAGGCCAACCGTGACCGCCTTTTCGAGGCCGTGAACGGGAAGTCGCGGAAGTAACACAACCAAACCAACACACCAGCCATGTCCAACACATTCAGCAGTTCACTGGTTGTCGATACCGCGACATCCAGCGCCATCACGGTTCTCCAGAACCGCCTCGCGCCCCTCAAGGCGTTCAACACCGATTTCTCATCGGACGTCGTTTCCGGAGCCGGTCTGAGAAAACTCCAGGTCGGAGTCGTAGCAACCGCCCCCGCAGCCACGGTTTCGCCCACGAGCTTCGCCGCTCAGGCAGACACCATGACCAACGCGGCCGTGACCATGGTCCACATTTCCAGCCAGTTCGGTCTCTCCAGCCAGCAGCTCAATCAAGGTTTCCGCCTTGAGAAGCTGATGAAAGCCCACCTTCGTTCTCTGGCAAACGCCGTGATCGATCAGGCGTTCGGTCAGCTCAGCACCACGGCCTACACCGTCAACTCCCTCAGCCCGATTGCCTATTCCAGCGCCATCAATACCGCAACCGGCGGTATCCTGGGCAACGACTTGATAACCAAGGGCCTTCCCGCCCTCTGGTCCTCACTCAAGGACGGCACCGAGCGCGCCGTGGTCCTCGATGGCAGCTACTACAGTTACCTCTTGCCACAGTCCGGATTCTCCCTTCAGGAGGATGAGAAGGGCGCCTACGGCTTCGACGGAGTGTATTACAACAACCGCTGGAACGCAGTTCTGGGCGGTTCCGACACCAACCTCAACGGCACGACCCACACCATCAAGGGGTTTGCCGCAAGCCCCGAGGCCATGGCCTGCGCCGGAGCGATCCCATACGTGGATCCCGCCGTTGCTTCCCTGCTTCAGCTTTCTGAAGTCGTGCAGATCCCCGATCTCGGTCTGAACGTCCAGTTCAACGTTTGGGGTGACCTTGCCAGCCGCAGCATCCAGGCTTCCTTCGACGTGCTCTTTGGAGCCGCCGTGGCCGACGCTTCTGCGCTCAAGTTCATCGTCGCCTAAGTCCTGCGACTCTCTCGCACCCGGGCGCTCCTCGAAAGGGGAGCGCCCTTCTGCGTCTTTGACACGTCTGGATCGTTATGAATTCCGCTTCCATTGCCGCCTTTGCGACGCGGGCGGCCGGGGAAATTGCAAATTCCATCGGAACGCAGATTTCCATCAACGGAAGCACCCCTTTTTACGCGCACGTCAGTTTGCCAAGTCCGGTCATGGATCTGGAAATGGGAGGATTCAAAACAACCCGCATGATCAAGGCGCGTTGGCCTCTAACAAGCGCTTCGAGGCCTGCGGTCGGATCGGTGCTTTTGCTTGTTGCCGATAACGTTTCATTCCGAGTGGAGACCGCCACTGCGTTGCCCGGCTCCCCGTTGTCGGCGGAAGTCCACGTCACGGCCGTCAAGGAATAACCATGAATCCTCTCCTGGTCGAATCCGCAATGCAATCCGCCCTAGCGGTCTCGGCTTTTACCACCACGACCATTTATACCGGCACCGGATATCAGGAGCTCACGCCCGAATCGCTCAATCTGATCGTTGCGGTCACCGAGCTCGAGCACACCGTCGGATCGCTCTACAAAGCGCACGTCACCGTCAAGGTCAGCGCCCCGGCGCTTCTGGCCGCTTCGGAATTGTCATTGCTGACATCGGTGTTGGAAACCTTGAGGACCAGCGCGCTCACCGATGGGTATCTTTCCGCCCATTGGCCTTCTGGAACGCCAAATTATGCGGGGGTCTGGGTCGAACAAACCGCCATGAGCCAGCACGAACATGAATGGATCTGCGATATCAAGGTGCTGATCGGCGTTTCGGAATAACGTTTTTTTGACACGCAACACACCTCTATGAGCGCAACCTTTGGCGTCGGAACTTCTCCGATCACCACTAACTACACGGGCAACGTGCAATCCATCACGGACACGACCACGGCAACGATCAAAACATACCGCGATGAAAGCGGAAATACCGTGGCCGCTGATGCGGTTCCCATGAAAGAACGCAAGGTAAGCATCGAAGTGGTTGGTACCGCCACGTTTGGACTTATGGCGACAAGCTCCACTGGCGGACTTGCCGGGACATTGTATGTGACGGCCGTCAGCCAGGACGACACAAACGACGACTACCCAAAGACCAAGATCGAGGCAGTCGCCTACACCGCATCCTAATTTTTCACCATGAGCGCAACATATACCGGCGGCATCGGAATCAAACTTCTCAGCGATACGACGCTGACCAAGGTCACCGCGAGCGAAAAGCTCGAGGTGAAAACCTATTTGAACAGCACCGGAGGGTTCGGCGGAATGGCCACCTACGATCCGACAGGCGAGCTGTCGGCGGAAGGATATGGTACGACAAGCGTCGCCATAGCATCCACCACCACGGGTCCAAATGGAATGATTACAGGGAAAATCATTGTCGATTCGTTGGAAATTCATTCAAAGAACGATGATTTCAACGGGTTTAAATACACGGCAAAGATTTACCCGAACGCCACGACGTGATCGGCGGCTGCGGTGACATTTTAAAATGAAAACAGGTCAAATATACAATTATCTCAAGGACGATCAGGATCCTTTGGTCTCGCCGAATACACACGCCGTGGCGGCATTGATCACGTGCGACGGAAAATTGGTCGAGGAAGGGGGGTATATCAATGCCGTTGAGGCGGAAAAAGGTAAAAATCGCAGGACAGTCGTCTGGATCGCGGAAGAAAAAAAGATTTGTTTTGAAGCGTTTGCGGGGGAAGAAATGACCACTGCGGAATTTTTGAGACGCTGGAACGACCGCGAATGGCTTGCGGCCAACCTTGATCATCCGATTACGTTCTTGCGCACTTACCAGGACAAGGTCAACAAACTCCGAGACATCATCCGGGAGAATCCCCCGTCGATCAAAATCACTCGGGGCAACGGATCCACCAGTTACATCTCCACCACTCGTGGCCCGGATGGGAAAATCGTTCCCACGGAAAAAGGTAGGAAAATGCTCCAGATGCTATGATTGACGCCGTTGATTCGTTTGTATGCCCGGAAACCGGCGTGGCCGGAATCGAGTTGCGGCCGTTTACGGCGGGAAGTTATCTGCTTTGCCAGCGTCGGGGGCTTTCCATGTTCACCGGCGAGTCCGGAGAACTGAATCAGGCCGCCCAATTGTTTCAGGTCATGGCGTTCCTGTTCATCCATTCAGCGCCCATGAACGAGGTACTGATCGCGTGCGGGAACGAGGATTATTTTCAAAAATCTGTGGATGAATTCGCCTTGAATGTCCCAATGGCGGCAATCCCCCAGGCAATGAAGCTGATTCGGGATCTGTGCGAGCAAGTCGCGGCATCGACGATTGAGACAATAGCCAAACCGTCATCTGGAAACGGGGAAACGCCACCCCCAAACTCCTCGGGCCGCCCCCGATCCCGGCGCTAGTCTACAGCGTCGCAAGATCGACCGGGTGGCCTGCCAAAACCCTTTTTTGGGAAACCCCGCTGCCTCAATTGTTGGTCTGGTATTGGTGCGAATTAAGGGCCAACGACGTTTGGACCGTCAAGCCAGGGCCGTCGAAGGAAACTCAATTGTCCGGGCTTTTGGACTTTGTCCAGGAGCTCGAGCACGTTGACACGCCCCAGGATATATGAGCATCAAGGTTGACACTTCAAATTTCAACCGCGCTATCAGAGAAATGTCACGGCTTACCGGCGCAGAATACGAAGACATTGTCCGTGCGGAAGTTGCCAGCGTTCTTTCGGCGGCAATTGCCAAAACTCCACGAGCCACGAAAGCATCCGTTTTAAAAAGCCTTGGGAAATGGGTTTTTATCAAGGAATCATCCCCGGCAAGGAAGCCTCAGTCGCGATTAACAGGCGGCACGGCTTATCTTGTCGGCCCCGGCCGCAACGGATACCACCATTATCCCGATTACATCTGGGCGTGGATCAATGCGTCGAAGGATGAGCGCCAGAAAGAATTATTCCGAAGGATCGGAACGGCAAAGAAATCATGGTATTTGCTGGCCCGTCAACTTGGGTTGAAACTTCCGAAAAGCGTTCCTGGATATGTCAGCGCTGCCAAGGTCAAGGGGCGCGATCTGGACGGGGAGGTTTCCCATTCCAGAAGAGTTTCTGGAGACAAAGTCGGAATTTCGATTGAAAACGCAACGAAAGCCGCCATTCAGGGCGGAGGTCGCAAGGCCTTGTTGTCGGCAATCAACGGCCGTGTCGGGTATTTTCACAGGAACATGAGGAAGGGAGTGTTTAAAAAAGTCAGCACCGTCGCGGCCAAGTATCCGGGATTTAAAATCAAGGGTCTCTGACGGTTTTGACAAACGGCCGCCGTCATGGCCAATGATGCACTCCAGGCGAGTTTCGGACTCGATATTGCACCCCTTGTCCAGTCGTTGAAGCGGGCCACCGAGGCAGTCAAGGAAGCCTCTGGCAAAATCGGCAAAGAAGGTTTTGGCGAAATTTTAAAGCCGCTTGCGGCAATCGGGGCAAGCGTGGCCACGATTGACGGGGTCTTTGAAGGGTTGAATGGAGGCCTAGAGCTTGGCGCCCAGATGCAGGATGTGTCCAATCAAACCGGGCTTGCCGTCGAATCCGTTTATGAGTTTCGGCGTGCATTCCGCGATTCCGGAGTGGAAATCGAAAAGATCGGACCCTTGATCAACAAGATGCAGAAATATCTTGTGGATGCAGCCTCGACCAAGGGGGGCAATGCCATGCTTCAAAGCCTCGGCCTTGATGCCGCGTCGTTGGCAAGCGCCAAACCAGAAGAAGCATTCCGAAAAATCGGGGAAGCGATTAACCGATTGCCAAATTTTGCAGAACGGGCTCGGGCCTCAATCACGGTGTTTGGAAAATCAGGCGGCGAATTGTTAAAGGTTTTTCAATCCCCTGCTTTTGCTAACCTGGGCAACGTCAGCGAAACGGCTCGTCTTTTGGGTGAGAATGCCGCCGTTTTCAAGGAAGCGGGCGAGTCGCTTTCGCATATCGGGGAAAAAATTTCAGGTTTTTTTGTCGGGATCGAAAGTGAGACCGTTCCGGCTCTCATGGGAGTTGTCCATGCGTTTGAAAAGCTCGACCTTGCCACCTCGGGGAAAAATGTGGGATCAGTGATCGGAACGTTTGGGGAAGCACTCGCGGAAGGCCGTTTGGGAGAATTGCTTTGGTTGGACTTTAAGGTGGCGATTGAAAAAACCGTCAATTTCCTCGCCGCCGGTCTTTATTCATTGACGGCGGGGCTTTTGGATATTTCGGGGTTTGTGGGTCAGTATTTTTTGGATATTCTGAAAATCTCCACTAGCAGGGATTTTTGGATGGGAATGCTCGACACGCTTGGATCGTTTGCATCCACGTTTAACGCAATGCTTTTGAACGGGTTGGCCGATTTGATCGACCAAATGAAGGGAATCCCGCTCATCGGCGACAAGATCCATGGAGGGGCCGAAGCAATCCGCGAAAGCGCCCAAGGATGGACGGATGCTGCCACATCTCAGGGCAATCGGGCGGGATCGGAATTTACCTCGGCTGGCGGAGGGTTGGGGAGTGATGTTTCAGGGCAATTCGATTACATGGCCAACCAACTGTTGACGAAATTCAAAAGCATCGATCTTTTCGGAAGTTCCGATTCCGATGCGCTCGAGGCGGTTACCGATTCGCTTTATGCGGGACTTGATCAGGCCAACAAGGAAGCGCGTGAGGAAGCTCGCAAATCCCAGGTGAATGGATCCTTTAACGCGGCCGACCTGGGGCGCGGCCAGAATGCCTTTGCCGACAGCCTTCGCAAGATCGGCGGCGGCGGATTTGCCGGTGGTCAGGGTGATCCTCTCCTGGATGAGAACAAACGCCAAACCGGACTTTTGCAAAAAATCGCCGACGGCATGAAGCGCCCCATGCAGCCCTCCTTGGGGGGTGACAACTGGGGCATGGTCTTTGCGCGTCCGTAACCGGCCATGAGTTTGTCCGAAGGATCCATCCTGATCGGGGAGAGGCGATCGATCGACAAGACCGGGCTTGAAAAAATCTCGCAACGGGTCTTTTTTTCCTCCTATCAGGCGGCGGTCAACGGGGCCTATGCGGCGGTCGGTTCGACCTACTCCAATGCCTTGTTTGTGGGTGCGTCGGCCCAGGGGGATGAGGCGGGAAACTGGATTTGCCAATTCGACTACGAAAAAGTCGTTTCCCAGTCGGATGAAAATCCTGCCGATGACATCGGCCTCGTGGAGGAACTCGATTTCTCCATGAGCCAGAACCCGGTGCAGTCTTCCCCGAACTTCAAGGCAATGACCGAGACTTATCTCTGGGACACGGCGCTCAAAGCCTTTTCCCAGAATCTTGCCAATGGTGACCCTTCTCCGGTCTTCGGCACGACCGACTTTCTCTCCTATACCTGCGTCTATCGCCAAACCCAGACGCTGGCCGAGCTGCCGGATGACATTTTTTCCAATCTGGGAACGATCATCACCGACCCGCCGTTCAAAAAACTGACCGATCCCGCCATGAACGATGACCGAACATGGCTTTATCTGGCCCCGAAGATTTCCACCCGTGGCAATGCCTTTCAGGTTGTCCAGGAATGGATGCTTTCCGGCGCAGGAGGGTGGCTTGAGGCCATCTACGGTTCCACGGCGCTCAAGGTGCTCGAAACGTCGAAAAACTGATCATGAGTTCTTTCAAAACCATCGGCGGAAGTTTTTCTCTGGACCGCACCGGACTTTTTTCCTCCAGCGAGAAATATGCCTTTTCGATCACTCCCGGGATTCCAGATTTTTCGGAAGCCGAAAAGTTTGCGGCCGCCTATGAAGA